ACCTCGGCTTACACTTTGGCCAGTCTCAAGACAACACGGGGATAACCTGTGGATAACTCAGGGACTTGTGGATAACTTTGGGGATAACCTGTGCATAACCTGTGTATAACTCAGGGCCTGTGGATAACCTGTGCATAACTTGTGCATAACCTGTGTATAACTTGGGTGGACGGGGGGCCGCTGGGGATTGGGAATAACTGTGGTAGCCACCTAAGTTTACAAAAGAGTGATTTAGCTATTCTTAGGTTAACACAACGCACAAAAGTCAACAAAAGAATTCAAAAGAAAACACGAGCAGAGCTTAGTGGTACAAAGATATGACCAATATGCGTTATGTACACGAAAGGATGTAATGTACACATGAGTACACATGAGAAACATGAGAAATATATTGACTTTTGACTATAAATATGTTATAATGTACTCTAGTACTTAAGTAGCCTTAAACAAACATTTAGTTAATACTTATTGTTAATAATTAAAGAATAAAGCAAAGAGCACTTAAGTACACTTAAGAACACAAAGACTCAATCTCAACATAGAGGTAATTGATTTGTCAATAACAAAAGACACTACAGCTAAAGTACCCAAGAGGAAAGGTAGACCACCTAAGTCAGCACTAAAGAAGCCTAAGGGAATCATTGGTCGGCCTAAAGGTGATGCTACAATCATCAATGAGTATAAAGCTAGGATGCTAGCCTCACCCAAGTCAGCTAAAGTGCTTGATGCTATATTTGATGCAGCACTAAACGATGATCATAAGAATCAAGCAAGTGCATGGAAGCTTGTCATGGATCGTGTTGCGCCTGTAGCAGCCTTTGAGAAAGAGATTATCAAGGGAGGCGGTAAGAGCTCAATACAGATCAATATCACTGGTGTCGGTTCCTCAGAGGTCATAGGCTCTCAAGATCCTGCAGAAGATATAGACGATGCAGAGTATGAGGTCATATGAGCGATCTAACGATAGAGCTCTTAGACTGGCAAAAGAAAGTATGGGCAGACGATACACGCTTCCGCGTAGTTGCCGCAGGCAGACGTTGTGGCAAATCTAGGCTAGCTGCTTGGTTGTTAATTGTCAATGCCTTGCAAGCTAACCTACCCAACTCTCATGTATTCTATGTTGCACCTACTCAGGGGCAGGCTAGAGACATCATGTGGAAGCTTCTAGTAGAGCTAGGTGCTCCAGTCATCAAGTCAGCACACATTAACAATATGCAAATTACATTGCTTAATGGCGCCACAATAAGCCTTAAGGGAGCCGATAGACCTGACACTATGCGTGGTGTCAGCCTCAAGTTTCTAGTGCTTGACGAATATGCAGATATGAAAGCTGAGGTGTTTGAAGAGATCCTACGCCCAGCCCTAGCTGACCAAAAGGGTGGAGCCTTATTCATAGGTACACCTAAGGGTCGTAACCACTTCTATGACTTATACAAGTATGCAGAGCTCTCTGGTGACGACGACTTAACATTCACAGCATGGCACTTCACAAGTTACGATAATGAGACTCTAGACGCAGAAGAGATTGATGTAGCTAAGAAGAGTATGTCAACACACGCCTTTCAGCAAGAGTTCATGGCATCCTTCAAGAACCAAGGCTCTGAGATGTTCAAAGAGGAATGGCTCAACTTTGGTACAAAGCCCAAGAGTGAAGGTGACTACTATGTAGCTATTGACTTGGCTGGATTCAAGGATGTAAGCAAGAAGAAGGGTAACACCTCACGCTTAGACTCCTCGGCTATATCTATAGTCTATGTCACAGAAGATGGTTGGTTCGTAGAGGATGTTATCCATGGACGATGGACACTAGACGACACAGCTAAGAAGATATTTCAAGTGGTCAAAGACTACAAACCCATGAGCATAGGCATAGAGAAAGGTATCTCCAAGCAAGCTGTTATGTCACCACTAATGGATATGATGAAGCGTCAGAACTTCTACTTTCGTGTAGAGGAGCTAACTCATGGTAACCAACGAAAGACTGACAGGATCATGTGGGCCCTCCAAGGACGTTTTGAACATGGACGTGTTACACTAAACAAGAAGAAGAAAGAATGGCACCCAGTCTTCCTAGACCAGCTATTTGCTTTCCCAGACCCCTTAACCCACGACGACCTCATAGACTCCCTAGCTTACATAGATCAGCTAGCTAAAGTAACTTATGCAGGTAACTTTGAAGAGTTGGATAACTTTGAAGCCCTTGACTCACTCACTGGATACTAACATATGAACAAGCAGATGTACCTAGACGACAACAACGAATCAACAGATCCTATCATTATAGAGCAATCACTTGAAGATTGGGTCATGACTAAGGTCAATGATTGGGGCGACTACTACGAGCAGAACTATTCTGATAAGCACCAAGAGTACTATCGCCTGTGGCGTGGTCAGTGGGCAGCTGAAGATAAGACTCGCCAAGCAGAACGCTCACGTATCATTGCTCCAGCACTACAGCAGGCCGTAGAGTCCAACGTAGCAGAGATAGAAGAGGCTACCTTCGGGCGTGGTACTTACTTTGACATTAAAGATAACATGGGCGACACGGACACTGCTGATATTGCATTCTTACGTAACAAGCTGCATGAAGACTTTGATATGTGTAAGATACGCAGGGATGTATCTGAATGCCTAATCAACTCAGCTGTCTTTGGTAATGGCATGGGTGAGATTGTATTAGAAGAAGTTAACGAGATGAAACCTTCCACTGAACCAATCATGGATGGCGCTATGGAAGCTGTAGGAGTCACTGTGTCTAAACGCACTGTGGTACGCCTACGTCCTATCCTACCTCAGAACTTCCGTATTGACCCTACAGCCACTAATGTGGAAGAGGCACTAGGTGTAGCCATTGACGAGTTTGTCGGCTCTCATATCGTTGAGCAGCTACAAGAGAGTGGTGTATACCGCGAGGGCTCCGTAGGCTCAGCCACAGAAGACTTCAACATTGAAGCAGATCAAGACCTAACTGTCTACCAAGATGATAAGGTACGTCTAACTAAGTACTACGGTCTAGTCCCTAGGCACCTGCTTGAGCAAGAGCTTGAGTTTGATTTAGAAGAAGAAGATAGAGAAAGTTATTATATAGAAGCTGTTGTCATCATAGCTAACGAAGGTCACTTGCTCAAGGCTGAAGCTAGCCCATACATGATGAAGGATCGTCCAGTCGTTGCATTCCCTTGGGATGTTGTCCCTTCACGATTCTGGGGCCGTGGCGTATGTGAGAAAGGCTACAACAGTCAAAAGGCACTAGATGCAGAGCTAAGGGCTCGTATAGACGCTCTAGCGCTTACAGTACACCCAATGCTAGCTATGGACGCTACACGTATCCCTCGTGGCACAAAGCCTGAGATTCGTGCTGGTAAGCTATTACTGACTAATGGTGACCCTCGTGAGATCATTAATCCATTCAACTTTGGCAATGTAAGCCAGATAACATTTGCTCAGGCTTCAGCACTACAATCAATGGTACAGCAGAGTACAGGTGCTGTTGATTCTTCTGGTGTTGGTGGCTCTATAAACGGTGAGGCGACTGCTGCAGGCATATCTATGTCTCTAGGTGCAATAATCAAGCGACATAAGCGCACCTTGATTAACTTCCAAGAATCTTTCCTGATACCTTTCGTGCGGAAAGCAGCTTGGCGTTATATGCAGTATGAGCCTGAGCTCTATCCAGTATCTGACTATAAGTTCAATGCTACGTCTACTCTAGGAATCATTGCTCGTGAGTATGAGGTCAGCCAGTTAGTCCAACTACTACAGACAATGGGCAAGGACACACCTTATTACCCCATCATGCTTAAGTCTATTGTAGACAACATGAATGTTTCCAATCGTGAGGAGCTAATTGGTCTAATAGATAAGGCTGCTGAACCTAATCCTGAAGCACAGAAAGCTGCTCAAGAGACTCAAGCTGCTCAAATGGCATTCCAAGCCTCACAAACTGCTGCATTGACTGCACAGGCACATGAGTCTGAGATGCGAGCACAGAAGTTAATGATTGAAGCTCAAGCAATACCTGCTGAGATGGAGATTGATCGTATTAAGGCCATCACTACTAACCTAAGAGACGGTGAGAATGATGATCGTGAGTTTGAACGTAGGTTAGCAGTCGCTGATCGTATGCTCAAAGACAAAGAAATTGATTTAAAACAAATGAATCTTCATGGAGCACAGAATAATGGTATCCCAACGCGAACTCAACCGAGTGGTGGAGCAGGTCAACAGCAGCTACAAGGCATTGCTGGAGCGCCTAGACAAGGTAGAGGCCCAACTGGAGACTATAGCGGCCTCTAGCACACTTTCTAAGAAAAGTAAAGAAAAACATTGACTTTCAAGTAAATATATGTTATAATAGGTAGTATAGATGACAGATAATGAATTAGAGATTTACTTTAGAGAGATGCACGAACTATTCCGTATGGAAGGTTGGCAATCACTCATTAAAGACTTAACTCTCAACCTCCCTCTCATTAATTCAGTTGAAAGTACCAAAGATGATAATGACCTTTACTTTCGTAAGGGCCAACTTAACATCATAGGTACTATTCTCAATCTAGAAGAGACAACACGAATGGGACAAGAAGAGTTCCAGCGCGTAGAAGACCCCATAGAGGACAACTACGCTGATGTTTAAGTTCTACGATTACAAGTGTGTCTCAGGACACATCAACGAACATATGGTTAAGGGCTCACCAGACACACAACTGTGTAAAACCTGTAAAGCCCAAGCAACCAGACAAGTTTCCTCACCACGACCTGTACTTGAACCCTTCTCTGGCGACTTCGCTGGCGCTAGTATCAAATGGGCTAGAGATCATGAGCGTGGTAGAGCAAAAGCAGAGAAAGCCAACCCTGACTAACAGGATCTTTCATTTTTACTTTCTCCATAATACTAAGGTACGGAGTTTAATATGGCAGCAGTTATCCTTGAAGAAGAGGACTTGAACCCTGAGCGTTTTGATAGCTTAGAGGGTATGGACGAAGGATCAGAGTTGGAACAGGCACCTGAACAAGGCAATCCTGAACCACAAGCTCACTC